CCACCCTGGAAATCTTCAAGGCGGACTATAACGATATCGCCAATACCATCTGGACGTTTTTCACCGGCACCATCGGTGAGGTAACCGAGAAAGGGAATACCTTCGAAGTGGAAGTCCTGGCGCTCGATCACAAGCTACGCCAGTCCATCGGCCGCGTCATCGGCCCGCTCTGTGATGCCGAATTCGCGGATGCTCGCTGCGGCCTGGCTGCCGGGACCTTCACCTTCTCCGGTGCCGTGACGGCAGTGACGGATAATGCCACGTTTTTCGATACCGTCACCCCGGCCATCACTGGCAAGGCGGCGGATTATTTCGGCGCCGGTGTGCTGACCTGGACCGGCGGCGCCAATGCCGGGCTGAAGGCGGATATCAAGGCCTTCAGCGGCGCCCGGAAATTCACCCTGTACGATCCCATGCCCAACGATATCCAGGCGGGGGATACCTTCGATGCCCTGGCCGGCTGCCGCTTGCGCCGCGGCGCCGACTGCCGTGACAAGTTCGATAATGTCATCAATCACCGCGGCTTTCCCGATATCCCCGGCGACAAATTCCTGATCCGTTATGCCCATCCCGGCGCCTGACAACGAAATCCGTGCGCGCATCGTCGCCGAGGCCCGGCGCTACGTGGGCATGCCGTTCCAGCACCAGGGGCGCGGCCGCAATGGTGAGGGCATCGACTGCGCCGGCGTGTTGATCAGCGTCGGGAAGACGCTGGGGCTGCTCCCGGACGAGGACGTGCGCAATTATTCGCGCTGCCCGAACCCGCGCCTGATGCGGGGTTATCTGCAGCAGTATTTTGATCAGATCCCCGTCGTCGCCGTCACCGACGGCGACTGGTATTACATGGCTTTCTCGCGCCAGCCGCAGCACATGGCCATGCATATCACCCGCTATATTGCCGGCGGGCCGGTGCCGTATATCCTGCATTCCTATTCCGAGGCCGGACGCTGCGTGGAGCATCGCATGACACCGGCCTGGCGTGCGCGGGTGGTGGAAGCCTACCGGTACCGGGGGATCGACTGATGTCCGACAATACCATTTCCCTGGGTTTCGGTATTGTTGGTGGCATCGCCGGTTTTTTTCTCGGCAATCCGGCCCTGGGCTATGCCGTTGGCTCTGTCGTCGGATCCACACTCTTCCCCGGGGAGCTGCCCAGCTCGCAAGGCCCGCGCCTGGACAATCTCAAGGTCACCACCTCCGGCTATGGCGTGGATATCCCGCGCGTCTACGGTCTGGCCACGGTTGGTGGCCATTACATCGTTTCCACGGATCTGCAGGAGCATGCCCATACGGAAGAAGTCGGTGGTAAAGGCGGACAGCCCACACAGAAGCGCACCACTTATACCTATACCATCGACTGCGCGGTGCTGTTCTGTGAAGGTCCGGCTGAAGTCCTGAAGATTTATGCGGATGGCGAGGAACTGATCAATTTTACCGGCCTGCCGGGTTTCCCGGCCGATGCCTTCACCATGCTGGACTCCATCGTCAAAGGCGCCATTACCTCCGCCAACCAGAATTTCACCAGCATGAATATCTATCAGGGCACAGAGGACCAGCTGCCGGATCCTGTGGTGGAGTCCGTTGTCGGCGCCGGCAATGCTTCCGCTTTCCGCGGCTATACCTATGTCGTATTCGAAGGCCTGCAGCTGAAGAAATACGGCAACCGCCCGCCCACCTTTACCGCCCTGATTGCCTCCAGTTCCCAGCTCAGCGGCCTCAGCAAGGCGGCCGATGTCTACCTGCAGAAAAATCCCAGCGGCACCGCGAATGATGACTGGTTCTGGAAAATCCATGCCGGATCCCTGATCGACTATGACACAGAAGCTCCCACGGAGGTGGATAAGCAGCTCACCATTACGGCCGGCGATGACGGCCTGATTTCCGCCAAGCCCTATACCTTCACCTCCTGGACGCCGGGGCTGATCGACAAGAACGGCCGTGCCTGGATTCATGCGGCCTATTGTGAATACAACAAGGTTGGCTGGTTTGAGGATCCCATCGATGGCAGCGTGGCATATAAATTACCCAAGGGATCAACGCTTATCGTGAATTCCTGGTCGGATGCCATGGGCGCCGGCGGTCCGCAGAATACTCGCGTCAAAACATTGCACAAATACCCGCTCTTTAAGGATGGTAATGATCTGAACCTGGGCAGCAGTCTCAGTGGGATCGCCCATCAACTGGTCTCGCCGGAAAACCGGCGGGTGATTTGCCGTACTCTTTATCAGAATCCTTATGGCGATAATCTCTGGTTCTGTGATATCGACTCGGATGATCCGGAGCGGCTGATTGCACTGGATCTGTCCATCCTGCCCGCCGGCGCCTGGACTGCCGGCAATACGGTCACTCATGCTTTCGCCGTCGCCATATACGGCAAGCATCTATATTACTACCTCACAACCCAGCATCTGATTTATCTGGATCTGGAAACCGGCGAGCAGGTTTATGTCGATGCTGCCCGGGCAGGCATCAGTAGCTATGCCATTGCCTGCTATATCACTGCGACGGAATTCTATTATCTGCGCTGGGACGGCTCGAATTATAACGTCTGTATTGTGGAACACGGCTCCGCAGTAAAGACCCTTGATACACAAATACAGAGCTTCGGTTTTGGCTCTCCTTCATTCGCACCATTGCAGGTAGTGAACAACTGGCTTTATCTGGCCTGGTTATATCAAGGGACCTATACGCTCTACCGCATTGATCTGGACCAGGCGAATGATCCGCTACAGGCCCAGGAAATCGACAGTTTCGCAAGTACGCTTACATCCGCCACCCTGCCGCTGACCCTGGCCATGTCGGAAAACGTCGGCGGCCTGCGCTCCTGGTATAACGGCGGCAGTCCGGATTATATCTATTACAGCCGCTGGTATATGTTCGGCAGCACGCCCGGGGCGGATCCGACGCTGGATACCATTGTCGCCGCTATCTGCGAGGAGGCGGGTCTGGAGGCCGGTCAGTATGACGTGACGGACCTCGCCGGCACCAGCGTGCGCGGCTATGTCCGGGACCGGCGCATGGAAGCCCGCCGGCCCCTGGAGCAACTGATGAATCTTTTCCGTTTCATGGTCCGCCAGGAAGAGTCCACCCTGAAGTTTGTGGACCTGACCACCCTGGTGCCAATCAGCGTGGATGCCGACGATCTGCGCACCGGCGTCGACCAGGCCCAGGGCGATTTGCTGCCGTTCACCACCACCCCGGATTTTGAGCTGCCCAAGGCCATCGATTTTTCCTATATGGATGCCGGCCGGGATTTCGAGGTCAATACCATGCGCGCCCTGCGCGATACCTCCGTGGGCGAGAATAAGAAAACCCTGAGCGTGCCCGTGGTATTCACCGCCAACGAGGCCGCCCAGACGGCGGATATTCTGCTCTCCCTGGCCTGGACCCAGCGCCGGCGATACAAGGATCGCCTGCCCATGGATTACATCGGCCTGCTGCCGGGGGATGCCATTGCCGTGACGGTGCATGGCATCAGCCATGTGATCCTGCTGACCAAGGTTGGCTATTCCAGCCTCATCAGCTTCGAGGGTATACCGTATTCCGCGGCCGTCCTGACCAATGACGATGCCGCCGGCGATACCGGCGCCAACCAGGTGGGCAGCGGCCTGCAACTGTCCGGCCCCACCATCATGGAGATCATGGATATCAATCCCATCCGATCCGGCGATACCGGCCCCGGTTATTACATCGCCGTTTCCGGCCTCACCAGCAGCTGGCGCGGCTGCGCCCTGTACCGGTCTGTGGACAACGGCGAGACCTGGCAGTTTTTCGATTCCTTCACCGAGCAGACCGCCATCGGCAAGACCATCACCGCCCTGGGCGGCGGCCAGAGCGAGGTCTGGGATTACGTGAACAGCATAGACGTGCAGATCCTGGGCGCCGGCACCCTGGACTCCGCCGCCAGCGAGCTGGCCGTCCTGAACGGCGCCAACGCGGCCCTGATTGGCGACGAGATCCTGCAATTCAAGGACGTCACCGCCCTGGGCGATAACCTTTACCGCCTCAGCGGCTTCCTGCGCGGCCGCCAGGGCACCGAGCCGGAAATGGACGGCCACTATATCGGGGAGCGCTTCGTCCTGCTGCAGACCGCCGGCGTGCGCTTCGTGCCCACCTCCATCAACGATCTGAATACGCCGCGGCGCTTTGCCGTGGTCTCCATTGGCGAGAGCCTGGACGAGAACGAATACCAGGAGCTGTCCTACAGCGGCCGCATCCTCAAGCCCTTCACCGTCTGGGACGTGGAGGCGGCCCGCGCCGCGGCCGGCGATCTCACCGTGGCATTTATTCGTCGTGCCCGCCTGAACAATGCCTGGGTGGATTTCATCAATGCTCCCCTGGACGAGGATCGGGAAGTCTATGAGATTGACGTCATGAACGGCGGCGCGGTCCTGGCCACCTACAGTTCCGACGACGATCCGGCCATGTTCAATCTGGCCGATCGGGTCACCTTCTCCTACAGCAACGCGCAGCAGACTGCCGACGGCGTGCCGGATCCGGGCAATATCGACCTCCGGATTTATCAGCTGTCCCAGCAGATCGGCCGCGGCCACCGCAAAGAGGTTACCGTCTAATGCCCAGTCCCATCCTCGGCATCACCGAAATCAATCAGTCCCAGGCCAGCAAATACCTGACCGCCAACGAGGCCTTCCGCCGACTGGAGCAGGGCGCGCAGCATTTCGTGGTCCTCGATCGGGATCTCACCGCCCCGCCGGGAACTCCCACCGACGGCAATGCCTATATCGTCGCCGCCGGCGGCATCGGAGACTGGGCCGGCCATGACAGCGAGATCGCCTTCTACCTGAACGGTGCCTGGAAGTACCTTTCTCCACTGCAGGGCTGGTTAACCTCCATTCAGGATGAGGCAATTACCGTGAAATGGACCGGGTCCGCCTGGGAAATTGCCTTCGCTCCTTATGCAAAAAACAATTTCTCCGGTGGTGCTGCGCCGACTGCTGGCGATGATGATGCAGCAGGTTATAGCCAGAATTCATTATGGGTGGATGGTTCCATCAGTCCCCACGAGATTTACCGCTGTATTGACGCGACCACCGGCGCGGCCGTCTGGGTCAAGACTTCTCTCACTATCGATGAACTGGGAGCCCTGGCAGCGCTGGACACAATCGGCACAGCACAGATAGATGCTGATGCAGTGACTTATGCCAAGATGCAGAATATTTCAGCATCGCAGAGACTACTGGGGCGCAATACTGCGGGTGCAGGCGACCCGGAGGAAATTACACCGGAACAGGCGAGAAATATTCTAGCGGTAAGGGAAAAGCTGGCGGCGAATCGCACATATTACGTGGATCCAACAAACGGGTCTGATAGTAATGATGGACTGAGTTCAGGAGCCGGAGCCTTTGCCACGGTTCAAAAGGCTATTGATGTTGCATTCGGTCAAATAGATCTGGGGGGTTATGATGTATTAATAAGTCTGGCAGATGATAATTATAATAATACAATCTCTGTTCTGAGTCCTCAAACCGGCTCAGGGATAATAACTTTACAGGGAAATGTGACAACACCTTCCAATGTTCATATCAGTACAAGTGGTGACTGCATTCAGGTCGAGAACAATTCAAAATTAAATATTGAAGGCATGAAGTTAACATCATCAGCCGGAGTATTAATCGATTGCAATAATGGCGGCAATATAACAGTAGGTCAAGCAATCGAATTTGGATCAGCCTATCGAGAACATATCAGATTACGCAATCGGTCAGTGGCAACATTAGTTAACGATTATACTATTAGTGGCGGTGCAACTATTCATTTAAATGCAAATAGTGGAAGCACGGCAACAATATATGGTGCCACCTGTACACTTTCAGGCACCCCCGATTTTTCAAGTTGTTTTGTGCGGACGAACTGGTCTTATTTAGAATCTTCAGCGATGACATTTTCCGGTTCGGCATCGGGTTCAAGATATGCCGCGCAGGCAAATGGCATTATTCAAACATTTGGCAGTGGGGCATCATATTTTCCTGGTGATGCGGTGGGAACTGAAGCAGACGGAGGTTTATATCTTTAATGCTATTTGATATTTATAATTGGTTCTGGATCGTGGGCGGCGCTCAGGATCAAGTCTGGTCTAGTGCCGCAATGGCCTATGTCCCAATAACAGATAATAATTATCAGGCCTGGATTGCCGCTGGCAATATACCCAGCAATATAAATTCCGAAGAAGAATTGCGGGAAATCTTAAAACGAAGAGCTTCAGATATCTGCACCCAGGATGAACGTGTGGATGCTGCCTTTGAAAGAAACGGGGATGCTGATTTTGTTCGACTGACATTCGAGAGCTTTTTCGAGCTCATTAACCGTATTCTCGTGCTTGAAGGCAATCAGCAAATAACGAGAATACAATTTAAAACCTGGTTGAAAAAAAAACTTTAATCCAGCAGCTGCCGCATGGCCTGGAACAGCCACTGCCGGAACTCCTCCGGCATGGTGCGCCAGGCCTGGATAATCCGCAGTTCTATATTATCCAGCGGCCATTCCAGATCGCTGAGGCCCGTCAACCAGTCCGGCCGCACGCCATAGGCCACGGCGAGACGGCGGATCTTGTCGATATCCCGCAGCTGGCGATGCCCGTTTTCCCAGTTCGAGATCGCGCCGGCACTAATGCCGGTCCGCTCTGCGGCGGCGGCCAGCGTCAACCCCGCATGCCTGCGCGCCTGCCGGAGTCTTTGCCGATCTGCCCCGGCCATTTATTCAGGTCGTGACAAATATTGGCCTGAACCGACCGATTTTATTCTATCGGAATAATTCTGCTCGGAAAGTTTGCCAGCGGTGAAATGATGTTCTAGCTTAAAAAATAAAAACGCTAAGGGATGGAATAATAACAACGTGAAAGGATTGTATGACAAAACGCTTTGGGGGCATTCCCTTATTCATCCCTGATGGCGGCCAGCAAATTAAATACCGCCTGTTTCAGTTCCGGCGAGGCGCGGCGCAGCAGCTGCAGCAGCTGCTGTTCCTCCTCGTTCACCGGGCTGATCTGATAGCCCTCGGTTTCCTCCCCGATCTGCACCCGCCCCTCGTCCACGCCGATTTTCAGCAGCGATTTCTCCAGCACCCGGGTGCCCGCCCGGATGGTCTCCAGGGCCGTCAGGGCGGCGGCATAGGGGTCCCCGGATTGTGCACCCAGGGCATATTCATCCGCATTTATCGAGGCCTGCAGCCGGGAGATAATTTCGGCATTCAGACTGCGATTTGTTGTTTTGCTTGCCTTTTCAAGGGCTTGCTTCAGCGCATCCGGCATGCGCACGCCGGTCGGATTGGTATCTCTTCCCATGGCTCGAAGTGTAATCAATAAAAGCATTGACAGGGTAATAACACCGTGGCTACACTTTGTTACAAAATGTAACTATTTTGACTACACCGATGAAGAGCGAACGCAAAAACCGCCGAAAGGAAACAGCACTGATCAGGGTGCATAAGGCCATTAAGGAGCAGCTGGAAAAAGAGGCTGAAAGGAATCATCGGAGCGTCGTAGAGGAGGCCTCGCTGAGGCTTAATAATAGTTTCAAGGCTGCGGTAGACGCCGCGGCCTGAAAGGTTCCCTGCCGGCGCGGCAACGCCGGCAGGGAAGGATTGAGGTTACTGGCTTGGTCACCATTTCACCTCGGCGCTAGTGTAGCACAGCGCCGCGTAGAGTCGCCGGTAACCTCCATGACAACCATGTGGACATGGAGGGGATTTTCACATGATCAGCAACGTGGATCTGGCTATCTACAACACCGTGCATAATTTCCGGCGCGGTGATTATCGCGGCGCCACCGGCCTGGCCGAATTGCTGGGCAAGAATCCGGGCACCTTCGCCAACAAGGCGAACCCCGCCATGCCCAGCCATCATTTCACCGCTCCGGAGCTCATCGCCATCATGAACCAGGCGGGGGAGTATCGGATCCTCCAGGCCATCGCTCACGCCTGTCACCATTCCTGCATTAACCTGGGCGATTTCTCCGACGTTTCCGACATGGCCCTGCTGGACGCCTACGCGGCCATGCATAAGGAAATCGGCGAGACCGCCGGCGTCATACGCGAGGCCATTGCCGACGGCAAGATTACCCGCGACGAATTCAACGAAATCGACCGCGAGTTCATGGAGGACATACGCGCCATGCTGGAACTGCGCGCGCGGCTGCAGACCCTGGCGGTGGATGCATGAATACCATAGGTTCACAACAGAACGCCGGCACCGTGGCCCGGGTTGGTTACCCGGGACCAATAAGCGTTATGCCTGCGCATATCCAGTCGGGACGTGGTGCCCTCGTGCAGGTGCAAGCAGCTGGAGAGGGTGATCGGTTAACCGCTGATCGTCGGCCTACCGTAGGGTTGCCGACTGGGTGCCCGCCCCTGAATTTCTTTTCCGCCGTGGTTGCATTTGCCGCGGCCGTTTCAGATCGCATTCTTTCTTCGACTTTTCTCACCGAACTGACGGCAATGCTTGTCTCCGCCGCCGGCTTTTTTATTACCTTCATTCTCAGCCATTAAAGCAACCGTCATGATCCCCACCCCGCGCATGAAAACCACCATCCGCCGTGACAAGTCCGGCCTTTTCGCCGTCGTAGAAATCGAACACGAGGGCAAGACAGGGCTCACCACCATGCGCCCGGACGTGAAGGCCTCGGATCTGGCGGTGGAGAATTTCAAGCGCGCGCATTTCCACCTGCCCCGGATCCGGGAGGATGCATGAAAAGCGATCGCCCGGTACCGGAAACGCTGCGGCGCCAGGGCCTGACTGGCGTCGAGGACAACCTTGCCGAGGGCGAGCAGGTGATCTGCCATCACGTCCTTTTCCAGTTCCTCGAGCCGGAGCTGCGCGATTACTGTCTGGGGGAGCGGCCATGTGCGGCCAAGCAGAGCTCCGGCTGAACATTCCCGAGGATCTGCCTGACGAGGAGCAGCTGAAGGTGGCCTATCTCAGCATCCCGGGCGGCATCCGCAAGGCCTCCTTCGAGGAATACCTGGCCGATCCGCTGCTCAAGCAATGCCTGCGCCGCATCGTCTATAACGCTCGCCGGCGGCAGGGGAGGGCGGCGTGATCGTCCGGCTCATGAATCAATACCTGTCGCTGCCGGATGGCGATATCCGTCGCATCTGGATCGAGGCCGGTTATTCCATCGAGCTCGCAAAAACCTGCTGTATGAGCCTCTATGTGGATCGCTGCGGCGAGCGCTATATCCCGAAGGTGGAAATCATCAAGACCTATCGGAATCAGTGCCGCACCCTGCGCCTGGAGCTGGATACCGGTACCTGGCTGGACCTGATCCAGATCTGCGGGCTGATGGCGCTGCCCCGGGCCGTGGAACTGACGCCGGAGGGTGGTGTGCGCCGCGTGCTGATGGATTTCCTGAAAACCGATTCCCGGCTGGACTGGGCGATATGAAGCATGACTATTCACGCCAGAAAACCCGCCGCCGCACGCGCTACCGCGTCCGCTGCAGCTGCTGCGAGGCGCGCCGCACCCTGCGCCGGCATCCGGATCATTACCAGCACCCGCCACGCTGCCGGTGCGGCAGCCGGCGCTGGCGTGTGGATTGGTTTCGCACGGCCGGCATCGAGAAGCGCCGCTATACCTGCCGCTGCATCGGCTATCCCTTTCCGCACCGGCGTGGCTCGAATTGCGTGGACCTGCCGTTTTTCTGCATGGGGAAGGCGGCGTGATGGGTGAACAGAAGATCCAGGGCGGCTGGTACTGGTTCCCCTGGGCCGAGAAGCTGCATTTTTTCGAGGAGGCAATCGGCATGAGCAGCCTGCGACGTTCTTTGTGCGGGCTGACGGAAGGAACCTCCGCCCTGAGCAATGCGGAAAATATCGTCAACCATAAAGGCCGCTGCTCGAAATGCCAGAAAAGTCTGAACCAGAACGGAGCCCGGTATGAGCTTTAACGTCATCAGGCAGGGCGCCGAGCCGGAACTGCCGGCAGGGGCGTCCTGCATTGGCTGCAACTGCCACGACTTCGACGCCTGCATAGGCGATAACGGGCAGCCCTGTTCCTGGCTGGCCGTGGATCGGGAGCAGGGCGCCGGCGTCTGCAGTGAATGCCCGGATTATCTGGAGCAGTTCAATCAGCAATATCGACAAGGAGGGAAATAATCTTGAAAAAACGAGTCACCTATAACGAATTCAGGGCATGGCTGAAATCATTTAGACCGCGCCAGATTGTGGGCACAACCGCTAGGGCATGCGATTGTCCGCTGGCGAGATATACCGGATATCGTGCCACATATACTCATGATGGCAGGGCTTATCTTACGCCCACAAATTTTCACAGTATCGAGGTGGCAAAGCTGCCGCGGTGGGCCTATCGATTCATGCTCTGCATTGACAACTGCGGCGTATTCGATATTACCGCCGGCCGCGCTTTGAAATTTCTGGAGGAGTGCAGATGAGCCGCACCTACTTCAAGGAATACCTGACCACCCAGGAAGAGCGCCGGCTGTTTCGCGCACTGGGCGGCCGCAGCGGCCCAACCGCGGCGCGGGATCTCGCCTGGATGCAGGCCCTGCGTTACACCGGCGTGCGCATCGATGCCTTTTCCCGGCTCACCGTGCGCCATGCCCTGCAGGTGGTGAAAACCTATTACCTGACCCTGGAGCCGGCGATCCAGAAGCGCCGCCAGGGGCACAGTATTTACGTCTGCCGGCGCGGCCGCCAGGCCTTCGATCGGCTGCTCAAGATCCGCCGCCGGCAGGGCCACGGCCTGGATCCGGACGCGCCCCTGGTGCTGAGCCGCAAGGGTGGCCCGCTATCCGTGCGCGGCTACCAGGACCGCTGCAGCTACTGGGACCGCGAAGCCGGCCTGAACGTGGGCCTCTCGCCGCACTGGTTCCGCCACACCCTGGCCAAGTACCTGATGAAACATTCCGAGGCGAAGGATCCGCAGCTCATCGTCATGGCCGCCCTGGGCCACTCCGATCGGCGGTCGACGGATATCTATACCTGGCCGGATAAGGAGGATATGGAACTGGAGCTGGAGCGCGCGGCATGACGCCGGATCTGATTAATGCCCTGTTCGAGGCCTGCGGCGCCGTCCTGGTGCTGCTCAGCATTCACCGGCTGCACCGGGACAAGCTGGTGCGCGGCGTGCACTGGGCGCCGGTGCTGTTTTTCACCGCCTGGGGCGTCTGGAATCTGTTCTATTACCCGCACCTGCGGCAGCTGCTCAGTTTCCGCGCCGGCATCTGCTTGGCCCTGGTGAATGCGATCTGGCTGGCGCAGCTGCTGTATTACCTGAAGGCCGAGCAGCGATGATCTGCCGCAGCGGCAATCATGACTGGCTGGATGCCGTCAATGCCAAGCGCTGCTGCTCCGGCCGCTGGTACCGGGCGCTGCGCCGCATCGAGGATATCGAGGATCTGGACGAGGAGGGCAGGACCTATGCCGGCGGCGGCTGGGTTTATGGCTGGGTGCGCCTGCCCGAGGAGAGCATGGCATGAGCGATCTGAATCCGGCCCACTTTGCCATTTTCAGGGATTGGGATGGCCGCACTCATGTGCAATATCGCATCTGCGCCAAGACGCTGAAAACCGTCAAGCTCTGTCGCAAGGGTCTGCTGCTGGCCTCGGTCCGGCGCAATAAGGCGGCGAAGCGTGGCATTACCTATCTTCCCGCGCCGGCCGCGGCCGCGACGATCGGGAGCGTGCTGGCCTACAGCTCATTTTGTCACGGCCGCATTGACGAGGGCGCCAAGGAAATCCTCTCGGAAGTTTATAAATCACTGGGCCATGCCGCCCAGGGGGAAGGGAGCAAGCCCGGGTCTCCTGACGATCCCCGTGCCGGTTCTGTGCCGGCAGCAACAACCCGGGCAGGGGCGGCTGACTGATGGACGCATGCGTGACCGGGTGCGGCTCATCCTTCCCCCCACCAGCCGACGCCGGGCGGACCCCGCACGAGCCGCGATTGAAGGTTTATGAACGGCAATGCACAGGCCCGGCACTTTTACATTCACGGAGGCAGTCATGATTACAGCACTCTTTATTGCATTCCTGTTCGGCATTATCTACGTCACCTTCGGCGCCGTCCTGGCACTCTTTATGGAGAGCCGGCCCATATTTTCGCACTGGCTGGAGAACTGGTATTTCGCCCTGTTAATGATTTATCTCTGGCCGGCCATGGTGCCGCTGATCCTGATCCTGGTCTCCATTAATCGGAAGAAAGCGAATGATGGATGGGATGACCGTCAGGGCTTTATCTGACAGCGAGCGCAGGGGCTGTGACTATCACGCCATCGGCACCCGGGCCGGCCGCAAGTACAAGATCATTTATCTTAACCGGCTGCCCCTGGACCGCCTTTGCGGCGCTATCAAATACCTGCAGCGGGAACAGCCGGATTTTTACAAGGTTCTCCGGGATCCCTGGTTCCAGCGCCTGGCCCGTGAATTCAATGGCGAGATTCCCATAGCCATAGAGGCAAAAACCAAATGACAAAACCGAATATTGGCAAGGCGGGCAGCAAGAATATTTATATCGACGTGCCGCGCCTAATGAAAACCCGGCTCCTGGTCACCGCCAACTCCGGCGCCGGCAAGTCCTGGCTGCTGCGCCGCATCTTCGAGCAGACCTTCGGTAGCATCCAGCAGATCATCATCGATCCGGAGGGCGAGTTTCATACCCTGCGCGAGAAACACGATTACATCATCGCCGCGCCGGCGGACGCGGACGTGGTGGCCACACCGGCGACGGCCCGGCTGCTGGCGACGCGCCTGCTGGAGACCCAGGTGAGCGCCGTCATTGATATCTTCGATCTGAACCCCCGGGACCGGCAGCGTTTCGTGAAGCTCTTCTGTGATGCCATGGTGAATGCGCCCAAGAAGCTCTGGCACCCGGTGCTGGTGGGATTGGACGAGGCGCATGACTATTGCCCGGAAAAGACCCAGGCGGAGAGTGCCGGCAGCGTCATCGCCGTCGGCACCCGCGGCCGCAAGCGCGGCTTCTGTCTGCTCGCCGCCACGCAACGCCTGGCCAAGCTGAACAAGGATCTGGCCGCGGAAATGAACAACAAGCTGGTGGGCCGCACCATTCTGGACGTGGATGTAAAACGCGCCGCCGAGGAACTGGGTTTCACTGATCGGGAACAGCGCCAGTCACTGCGGCATCTGGAGGAAGGGGAGTTCTACTGTTACGGGCCGGCCCTGGTTAATGACGTCACCCGTGTCAAGGTGGGCGGTGTCAAGACCACCCATCCGGATCCGAACGAGCAAATCATCGCCGAACCGCCGCCGCCCACGGCCAGGATCAAGAAAATCCTCGCCGAGCTGCAGGATTTGCCCACGGAGGCCCAGAAGGAGCTCACCACTGTGGCCGAGCTCAGCAAGGAAGTAACCCGGCTCAGGGGTGAACTGACGCGCGCCAGGAAGGCCCACGGGGCCGATCCGGCCGAGATCCGGGAGCAGGTGCAGGCTGCCGTGGAGAAAGAGCGTGAGGCTATCCAGAGGGAGCTGAGCAAGGCCCTACAGCGTCATGCCAAGGTAATACTGCAATATATCCATGGCATTCAGGGCCATCTGGAAGGCCTGCAGCAGGCCGCCGAGAACTATCCGATGCCGGAGGACCTGGTCGGAGCGCCGGCCGCTCCAGTTGGCCGGCAGCCTCGCATAAATGCGCAGGGTGAAATCCTTTATTCAGATAAAAGCAATAAGTCATCAGCGCCCCCCGCTGCCAAACCGCCGGCGAATTCCGGCCTCTCATCCTCCCAGCAGCGCATTCTGACCCGCCTCGGCGAGCTCGAGGCCGCCGGTATTGCCATGCCGCATAAGGCCAGCCTGGCCGGCTTCTGCCGGTTCAGCCCTACCAGCGGCGGCTATGCCAATAATCTGGGCAAGCTGCGCACTCTGGGCTATGTGGAATATCCGGAGCCGGGCCGCATTTGCCTTACCGAGGCCGGCCGCGGGCTGGCGGCGCCGGCGGAGCCCATGGAACTGGAGGATTATCACGAATGCTGGCAGTCGGTAGTCAGCGGCTCCCAGGCCCGCATTCTCGAGGAAGTCATCGCCGTCTATCCCGACGCCATCAGCAAACAGACCCTGGCCGAACGCCTGGGCTTCTCGCCGACCAGCGGTGGCTATGCCAACAATCTGGGCCGGCTGCGCTCCCTGGGTGCCATCGATTACCCGCAACCCGGTTATGTCATCGCCACGGAGGTCCTGTTTCCCAATGCCTGATACCTATTTCTGCTACACCCATGACCAGCTGGAAGTAGCCCTGATGGAATACCGGGGCAACCTGATCAATGCCGGCCGGACGCCCGAGCAGGCGGATGCCGTTATTCATGGCATTCGGGAATTTCATAACTCGCCGGCGGCCAGGGCGAACCATCTGCTGCAGCCGCCCGAAAAGAGAAAAACCACGTAAGGAGAATATTCAATGCTGATATTAACCCGCAGGCAGAAGGAACGGCTGATCATCGACGACGGCAATATCATCGTGGAGGTCGTCGAAATCCGCGGCAATCAGGTGCGCCTGGGCATTAGCGCGCCCAAGGATGTGGATGTGCATCGTGAGGAGGTCTATCAGCGCATTGTTGAAGAGCAGCACGACGCCGCAATATGAAAGCGCTCTCCATTCGACAACCGTGGATCTGGGCTTTTCTCCATGCCGGCAAGGACGTGGAGAATCGCGGCTGGCGCACCGCCTACCGCGGCCCGCTGCTGCTCCATGCCAGCAAGACATTCGACATGAACGGCAAGCAATGGATCCAGCAGCACATGGGCATCAAGGTCCCGGGCAATCTCCCCCGCGGCGGTATCGTCGCCCGGGGTCGCCTGGTGAACTGCGTGGAGAACATGAATTCGCCCTGGTTTTTCGGCCCCTGGGGCCTGGTCATCACCGAGGTCGAGCCGGTCCAGTTCTATCACTGCGTCGGCCGCCTGGGCCTGTTCGAGGCTCCGGATCAGGGGGTGCTGGCGTTATGAGCCCGATCGAGATCCGGCATTTCCATTTTTTCTGCGGCCTGGGGGGCGGCGCCAAAGGCTTCAACCAGGGACATGCCCGCGTCGGCAGCATGGAGGCCCGGTTCCGCTGCCTGGGCGGCGTGGATAGTGAGCCGGCCGCGATCCGGGATTTCGAGCGTCTGGCCGGCGTGCCCGGCACCTGCATGGATCTGTTCAGCCGCGAGCAGTACCGCCATTATCACGGCCAGGAGCCGCCAGCGGACTGGCGCGAGGCGACGCCGGCGGATATCCGCCGCGCCGCCGGCGATGAACGGCCGCATATCGTGTTTCTCTCCGCGCCCTGCAAGGGCTTTTCCGGCCTGCTGTCCCAGAAGCGCAGCACCACGGAGAAATACCAGTCCCTGAACGCCCTGACCCTGCGCGGGATCTGGCTCATGTGCGAAGCCTGGCAGGACGATCCGGTGGACCTGATCGTGTTCGAGAACGTGCCGCGTATCGCCAACCGCGGCCGCTGGCTGCTGGATCAGATCGTGGGCCTGCTGGAGGCCTATGGGTACGCCGTGGCGGAGACCACCCACGACTGCGGCGAGCTCGGCGGCCTGGCCCAGAGCCGGCGCCGGTTCCTACTGGTGGCCAGACATCAGGAGAAGGTGCCGCCGTACCTGTACGAGCCGGTCCGGCATTCCCTGCAGGGCGTCGGGACCATTCTCGGCCGCATGCCGCTGCCCGGTGATGCCATAGGCGGACCCATGCATCGCGTCCCGCGCCTGCAGTGGAAAACCTGGGTGCGCCTGGCCTTCGTGGAGGCGGGCTCCGACTGGCGCAGCCTGAAGCGTCTGCGCGTGGCCGATGGCATGCTGCAGGACTATCTCATCATGCCGGAGCGGCACTGGGGCGGTGGCCAGCTCGGCGTCCGCGCCTGGGAGCAGCCGGCCTGCACCGTCGCCAGCGAGAGCCTGCCG